AGCTGATGAAAGATCCAGCGGGTGGCTTTAAGCCTCACAAGGGGGCTTCTAAAAAAGCTAACTTTGAAATACAAAAGGTTCATAAAAAATAATGGCGACTACCTACCTACAGCTTACTAACGAACTGTTAAGAGAAATGAACGAGGTTGTATTAACCTCCAGTAATTTTTCTTCTGCTATTGGGCTTCAGGCACACGCTCAAGACTGTGTGAATAGAGCATACCTTGATATTGTTCTTGAAGAACCTCAATGGCCTTTTCTGTCTGTAGGCGAAAGCGGTTCAACAGACCCGCTGTATGGTAATGTAGCTGTTTCTACCGTAGCTAATCAACGGTGGTATGAACTCAAGGCCGCAAGCTCATCTCTTGCAGATGATTATGGATATATTGATTGGGATGATTTTTATCTTACAACAGTCGGTGTATCAGGTGAGGCGGCTCCTTATGTCAGCCAAAATCTAAAGTTTATAACTTTAGAAGAATGGAAAGACTTTCATCGGATGCAAGAAAATGCAGACGATGCTGAAGACGCTAATGGTGGAGAACCACGACGAGTATTTCGTAGTAGTGATGGAAGAAACTTTGGTTTAAGCCCTATACCTGACAAAGTATACAAAGTTCACTTTTTTGCTTTTAATCAGCCTACACAGCTATCAGCACACAGTGACACAATTGTCTTTCCTGATATTTACAAAACTGTTTTACTTGCACGAGCTAGGTATTACGTGCATCAGTTTAAAGAAAATATTCAGCCAGCCGCTCTAGCACTAGAAGAGTATCGTAGGGGTTTACGTCTTATGAAAAATGCTTTGATGGTGCAAACACCTAAGTACGTAAAAGATGATCGCATGAGGTTTATTTAGTGTCTCAGGCATATGGTCTTTCATGTCGTGGTGGTCTAAATACAAACCTAAACTCTATTGAGATTTTAGGTCAGCCGGGATTTGCCAAAATACTAGAAAACTTTGAGGTAGATCCTGATGGTGGCTATCGTCGCATAAATGGTTTTACAGCTTATGGGGGTGCATCTTCTGCACGACCAAATAGTTCTAATGCTATTTTAGGCATGGCGGCATATGGTGATGGTGTTATTGTTTGCTCTGGCACTGATATATTTTTCAGCAACACTGGCACAAGCTGGTTACAAATAAACAGATCTAGTGTTTCGGGTAGTGGTGACAACCACACGACATTTACAGGCCGCTCAGTTCTTACACGCTCTACTCAAGGCCAATGCACCTTTGCTTTATCGGAAGGCGCTGACTTTGATTATGGTGAAATAGTAATTGCTGACGGAAGTAACAAACCATTTTTATTTAGAATGGAAGGCACGGGAGGTGATGTTAGTTCTAGAACATTCTTTGCGTCTGAGATTACAGTCACAGGAACAAAAGGCGTAAAGTATGTAACGATCCACGACCATCACTTGATTGCCGCTGGAGTACAAGATAACTTAAACACTGTATTTTATAGTGTCTACAATGACATTGATGACTTTAGTGGTAGTGGTTCTGGTTCTGTAGCTATAACAGATCAAGTCCAAGGTATTAAAAGTTTCCGTGAAAACTTAATTGTTTTTTCTAAAAACAGTATTCAAAAGCTTATCAATATTAATGATAGTTCAAATATCCGCATAGACCCAATTACAGAAAATGTAGGATGTTTATCACATTACTCTATTCAAGAGGTAGGAGGTGATCTAGTCTTTTTAGCTCCAGACGGTATTCGTACTATTGCTGGTACAGCCCGTATTGGTGACGTTGAGTTAAGTTCTATATCTAGACAGATACAAGATATTATAAGTTCTTTAGCATCACGAGCAGGACAGTTTGTTATTACAAGTGCTGTAATACGCTCCAAGTCACAGTATCGTTTATTTTATTCTACAACCTCTCAAGAGCCGGGACAAGCTAAAGGCGTCATTGGAACATTTACAGGACAGGGTTTTGAGTGGTCCGAAACTTTAGGAATACAAGCACTAGGTATTACATCAGACTTTAACAAAAATGTAGTTGAAGTTGCTTTTCATGGTGACAAAGATGGATATGTTTACAACCACGATACAGGCGACTCATTTATACATGACGGTAGTGAAGCTAATATCTTAGCGACTTATGAAACACCTGACATTGATTGTGGAGATATAGGCACAAGAAAAACTTTAAAATATATTCGCACATCATTTTCACCGGAAGGAACATTACAGCCAGTTTTAAGGTTGCGGTATGATTACAAAGATTTAAACATACCACAGCCTTCAGACATAACACTATCAACTATTCCCCTTTTAGGAATATTTGGAGATGCAGTTTTTGGTGTGGCTACATTTGGGGCAGGCTCAGATCCCATGTTCCGACAAACAGTTACTGGCAGTGGCAATACATTTAGTATACGCCTACGATCAAACGACACAAGAAGCCCGTATGGTGTAAATGGTTTTTACATAGATTATATGCCATCAGGTAGGAGATAATAATGGCCCAAAGTTATACACGACAAAGTACATTTGCAGATGGCGATACAATTACTGCCGCGTTATTTAACGATGAATATAATCAGTTACTCAATGCTTTTGCATACTCTAGTTCATCTGCATCTTCCACAGGCCACAGACATGATGGTTCTGCTGGACAAGGCGGTAACATTCCTACTATTGGTGATTTAGATTTTTTAAACAAAATTACAATAGACGGCTCAAATAATCGCATAGGTTTTTTTGTAGAAGTCTCTAGCAGTGCAGTAGAGCAGATTCGTGTTCAAGACGGTGCAGTAGTTCCCGTAACAGATGATGATATTGATTTAGGAACAAGCTCACTTGAGTTTAAAGATCTATACATAGACGGCACAGCGCACGTAGACGCGATTAACTTTAATGGCACTGCAATTACTGCAACCGCCGCTGAACTAAACATTTTAGATGGTGTAACAGCTACAGCATCTGAATTAAATATTCTTGATGGCGTTACATCTACAACGGCTGAACTAAACATACTAGACGGTGTTACATCAACAGCGGCAGAGTTAAACATTTTAGATGGTGTAACTTCTACGGCGGCAGAGCTTAACATACTTGATGGCGTAACATCAACCGCCGCTGAACTCAATATCCTTGACGGCGTAACATCTTCAGCCGCAGAATTAAATATTTTAGACGGCGTAACATCTACAGCAACTGAACTAAACTTATTAGATGGTTCTACTGCTGGAACAGTTGTTAATTCTAAAGCTGTTATCTATGGCTCTTCAGGCGAGGTCAAAGGCACTAGTTTTCAAACGGCGACAAACACATCTGGCAATTTGCTGGTCGCTAACGGTTCTGCATTTGCATCAACAGCCGTAGGAGATCTTTCAGAAATATCAACAGTCGCAAATGACGATGTTTTATTAGCTGTAGACACCTCTGGTGGTGGTCTAAAAAAGATAGCCAGAAGCACGTTGGTTTCAGGACTAGCAACATCAGGAGCGATATCAAACGTAGTAGAAGACACAACGCCACAGCTAGGTGGTGACCTTGACATGAATGGTCAAGACATTGTTACTACATCTAATGCAGATTTAGAACTGGCTCCAAACGGAACAGGCCATGTAACAATAAAAGGAAATACAAATTCTGGTGCTATACAATTTAATTGTGAAAATAATAGTCATGGTCAGATTGTAAAAGCACAGCCGCATTCTGCTAGTGTTACTAATGAGCTTTTATTACCAGCAGGCAGTAATTCAACGCTTGTATCAGAAATAGCTACACAAACACTTACTAACAAAAGACTAACATCTCCTAAACTAAATGAAGATGTAGCTATTAGTGCAACCGCTACTGAGCTAAATGTTCTTGATGGTATTACAAGCACTACAGCAGAACTTAACATTCTTGATGGCGTAACATCTACTGCAACTGAATTAAATTTAGTAGATGGCTCTAGTGCAGGAACTATCGTAAACAGCAAGGCTGTTGTGTATGGATCATCTGGAGAGGTCAACGCAACAACCTTGCAGATCGCTGGCACTTCTATCACATCTACTGCGGCTGAACTCAACATTCTTGATGGTGTAACAAGTACCGCCGCAGAACTTAACATCTTAGACGGTGTTACGAGCACTACAGCAGAACTTAACATCTTAGACGGCGTAACCAGCACTGCCGCAGAGTTAAACATCCTTGATGGAGTTACATCGACTGCCACAGAGCTAAACATTCTGGACGGTGTTACAGCTACGACAGCAGAGCTAAATTACTTAGATATAACAACTCTTGGACTAACAGAGGCGTCTAAGGCGGTCACAGCAGATGCTAACGGCGTAGTTAGTTTTGATAATGGAACAATAGATGAGCATACAACTATTACGTCTAGCTCTGGTGCGGCTACTATAAACTTGCGTGATGGTAATGTGTTTGAGCATGATCTAACAGAAAATGTTACATACACATTTAGCAATCCAGCCGCAAGCGGAAGAGCATCAATATTTGTTTTAAAAATTATTCAAGACTCTACAGCCAGAACAATTACATGGCCTAACAG